ATGGAAGGCCGAGACAAAGGCGACCAGCTCGTTGAAAATGATTTCACTGATGATGAGAAGCCTAAAACAAATAAAAAGGAAGCAAAGGGCGCTAAGGCCGACCCTAAAGCCTAATGGCTAGTATTTCCTTTGATATCGCGTTGTTTAGACAACAATTCCCTGACTTCGTTAATCCTCCATTCACGGACGCGATTATCGAAGGTCAGTGGAACATCGCGACCTGCTATATAACCAATGAAGATTACGGGTGCTTGAGCGGTTCCTGCCGCGCCTACGCTATAAATGCCATGACGGCTCATTTGCTTCAATTGGGAATCAACACTGCTGCAGGCGTGGAGAGACCAGGTGGAAAAACTGAAGGTTTGGTAATATCGGCGACGATCGATAAGGTCACTGTTAATATGCAGGAGCCACCAACAGATAAAGGACAGTTTCACTGGTGGTTAAATCAAACTCCTTACGGACAAGCACTTTTGGCGCTTCTCAAGACTAGGGCGGTCGCCGGTCTTTATGTTGGCGGATTACCTGAGCGGAGCGCTTTTAGAAAGGTCGGTGGGCGTTTTTAGGTGTGGCCTCCTCTCAAAGAAAAAAGACTGCTGCATATAGAAAGCTAGAAAAAACTATTAGCAATCTGGACAGGAAGTCAGTCAAGGTCGGCTGGTTTTCTTCTGCGAAATACACTAACGGAACTCCTATCGCTTATGTGGCCGCAATTCAAGAGTTTGGTTTTTCTGGCAAGAATATACCCCCTAGACCATTCATGCGCCCCACGGCAGCTTCTAAAGAGGCTGAGTGGATAGAAACCATGAGAAAAGGCTCCGAGCAGGTAGCAAAGGGCAAAATGACGGTCGAGCAAGTTTTAGGGCTTGTTGGGCAGCAGGCCGTAGGAGATATTAAAGAGGCGATTATCGCTTTAAAAAGCCCGGCGCTAAAAGCCGCTACTATTGAATCACGCCGTAGAAAAATGGCTGATGGTAAAAAGATTGGCAATTTGACCAAGCCTCTGGTAGAAACAGGCAGATTGCTTAAAACAGTTCAATACGAGGTGGATTGATGATACTTAATAATTTATACCAAAAAGCCACCCGCGTAATACCCACCCAGACCGGCAATATTATTAGATTTGATTCTCGAACGAAAAATGCGCGTGGCCAGTGGATAACCACCGTTGCTGCTCCCGACACGATCGAGGGCAGTTTTCAGGCGATACCGCGTGAGAAGCAGGAGCAGATGGGACTCGAAATGAAAAAGAGCTATTTCATGCTTTATACTGATCAGGACATTAGCGGACTCAAACGAGGAGCTTCTGGCGATTTCATAAACTATGCAGGATCGCAGTGGCAAGTCGAAACGGGAGGAGGGTGGAAGTCTGTGGATGGTTGGACCGGCGTTCTTCTAGTCCGAATAGGTGATGCCCCATGACAGATAATGATTTTTGGGTCGCTATACAAACTGTGCTTCAATCGATTATCAACGACGCGGACTTGGTTCTGAATTCTGGCGAAAATATCGATCTGGTTTCTGGTTACCAGCCAGAGCAGCAAGGGGCTCCAGAGTACCCGGTAGCCACTTATCACGAAGTGGCGGCTCGGCGCTATGGTTCCCAAGGCAGAAAAAACAAATATAACCAAACGGCAGAGGATTTTGACCATACTGAGATATGGCGCCTCGAACGCACTATCCAGTTTGCCGCTTGGATTAAGGAGGACCCCAGCAATTTAAACCTATCAACTGCTTATGATGTTGTCGATCAGGTGGCGGCTGGTTTAAACTCTGAATCGGTGCGGGAATCGCTTTTATTGAGTGGCATTGGTATCATTCGGATAACAGATATAAGGACCACAAAGTTCGTTGACGATCGAGACGACTTTATGAAAGAACCAAACTTTGATTTTATCGTCAATTACACGCAAACTAGGGAAAGTAAAGTTTCCCAAGTGAGTGAATTTAACGATACAATCGAGCGAGTATAATTACCTATTAGGACAGGAGCTTAAAAATGGCTATTTCGATAATTAAATATGTTGACATTGTGAGTGGTATTGGAGGGGGTGCGGTCGTAACAGCTCGTGAACTCATTGGTCGACTGTTTTCCACCAATATTCTTATTCCTACAAGCTCGTTGATCGAGTTTAGTACTTTAGAGGAGGTTGGTGTTTATTTTGGCACGAGCTCAGAAGAGTACAAGCGAGCCCAACTTTATTTCGGCTTCGTTAGCAAATCCATTCGTAAAGCTAACAAGATTGCTTTTGCCAGGTGGACGGATGTTGACGTTGCTGCTCGAATTTTCGGCTCTAGGGCCACCCCGACGCTAGCTGAATGGCAAGCGATCACAGACGGCTCTTTGACCCTAACCTTAGGTGCCGAAGAAATTAATGTTCCAGCGTTAGATTTCAACGCGGCGGCTAGCTTGGCCGATGTTGCTGCTGTTATACAGGCAGGAATACAAGCCGCAAGCGCTAACCCTCTATGGTCAGCGGCCACGGTTACTTATAACGCCGTAACAGGCGGTTTCGATTTGATTGCTGGAGCAACAGGAGACGCCGAGGTGGCTGGATCCGCAGGTACTACCGGAACGGATATTTTCAGCCTTATGGGCTGGGCCAATGCTGTTTATTCGGATGGGGACGTTGCCGAGGAGCCGATCGATGCATTAACCGCTTCGGACGCTGCTTCTGATAACTTCGGTTCTTTCCTTTTCCAAGATACTTTAACACTTGGTCAGGTAACAGCATTGGCAAACTTTGTTAATACTCAAAACGTCAAATATATGTACATGGTCCCTGTTTTACAGGCCGATGCACAAACCTATTACGACACGCTGAAAGATTTAGCAGGTGTTGGTTTAACCCTTTTAGACATTAGTCTGACTGATAACTATCACGAAATGAACCCAATGATTATCTTGGCTGCTACTGATTACAATGCTAGAAACTCAGTCCAAAACTATATGTTTCAAATGTTCCCAGGTCAGCTACCATCGGTCGTTGACGATTCTTTGTCTAATACATTAGACGAAATTCGAGTTAACTATTACGGTCAAACACAGCAAGCTGGAAAGCTTATATCGTTCTACCAGCGAGGCTTTTTGATGGGTGGATCTACTGCCCCGGTGGGAATGAACGTTTACGCTAACGAGCAATGGCTTAAAGACGCTGCTACCGTCAGCATGCTTAACCTGCTTTTGACGAATGCCCGAGTACCGGCTAATCGAGACGGTGAAGACCTGGTCGACGGTAAGCTTCAAGAGGACGTTGTTGACCCAGCATTGAGAAACGGTGTGATTAGTGTAGGCAAAGAGCTTACATCCGATCAGAAAGCGTTTATTACTACTGTGACGGGTGACGAGAATGCTTGGCAGCAAGTTCAAAGCATTGGTTACTGGAAACGAGTGGAAATTCAACAAATTGCTGGTTCGGATCCTGCGGAGTTCGAGGCTAACTACACACTAATCTATGCCAAAGACGATGCGATTCGCAAAGTTAACGGCACTCATTCTTTGATCTAAGGAGACCACTATGAGCGACATTTCAGGATTTGGGATGAATATACGGCTGATCGCCGGTATTACATTTCCCATTGGATTTGGTATCACAGAATTTGCAGACGACACCGACCCGTTCGATATCCCAGACATTCAAATGGCCGACAAGGCCATGGGCTTAAATGGCGATCTCGTTGTTTGGTCTATGCCTGCGCCTATCGAGGTTTCTATTGCGGTCGTTCCAGATAGCGACGACGACAGAAACTTAGCCTTGATCGCGGACTCTAACCGTATTGGTAAGGGTAAGTCTCCTATTTCGGACGTTATTACTATGACGCGTTCTTTCCCCGGAACTGATGAGATTCCTTTGACCTTGACTAACGGTAAAATGATCAGCGCTCCTGCTGCTACTTCAGTGGCTGCCGCTGGACGTAAAAAATCCAAGGTTTACACCTTCGCATTCGAAAACGCGATAGGTAACTAATGAGCGCTCGTAACCCTAAGGAGGTAAGGATACCTACACTTCAGGGCAGCGAAAGGACTTACACAATACACCACATGAGCGCCTACGACGGGCGCAAAGTGGCTGTCTGTTACACCCAAGGGGCACTTCCTAAAATTGGCGAATATGACGTCAATGAGGAAATGTCGCTATTGATGATGCGATACGTTAGCGTTCTGCCAGAAGGTGCCAATGAGCCTTTGTTCTTGCAAACCAAAGCGCAGATTGAAAACCACGTCCCAGATTGGGAGTGTTTAGCCAGACTCGAAATAGAGATGATCAAGTACAACACCTCTTTTTTTCAAGAAGGCAAAGCCTCCGGTTTGTTAGAAACCTTCGTGGAGAAGGGAACGGAGTTGATTTCGTCAATGTTGACGGATTTATCGGAGCGATCATCAGCAGCAACCAAGCAACATTAAAAGAGCTTAAGGAGTATTATACTCTAGAGGAAGCTTTTGATATGTGGGAAGTAATAGCTGTAAACCGTTATAACGAACATTTAGCTATCGAAAGGGCAAAAAAACAAAATCGATAGTGGGGGCTTTGCCAGAAAATGAGCAATGTATTAGAAACATTTTTCTTTTTGTTCGAGTCTGATGCCTCTGAGGCAAAAAAAGACTTCGACAAAACGTCCGAAGCGGCGAATGCTTTAGCGGACGATATAGAGGGTGTTGGGGCTCAAACCGAGGACCTTAACCAAGGTTTTTCTGGTTTAGTGAAGGCTGCTGGCGCGGTAGCTGCCGCTTTAGCTAGTGTGGGGGTGGCCAGAGCTGCTATTGATCTCACCGACGATATAGATCAGCTTGGCAAGTTTACCGATTTGCTGGGGATCAGTATTGGCGAGACAGATGCTTGGAGCCAAGCCATCGTTCGAAACGGTGGCGATATGGCTAGCTTTCAGTCCACCTTAGAGTCATTAAACGATCAGTTGGTAGAAACCTCGCTGACGGGAACCAGTGCGCTTGTACCGGCCTTCAATATGCTAGGAATATCTGCCGTTGATGCTGAGGGTAAATCCCGGGACGTATTCGAGGTATTGCAGGACCTTTCTGGGGCGTTCGAAGGGCTAAATACAGCCGACTCCGCTGCCCTAGGTAAAAAGCTAGGTTTGGACCAAGGGACCATTCTGCTGCTTCAACAAGGGCGTAGAGAGGTCGATTTATTAGTTAAGAGGCAAAAGGAGCTGGGTACGGTCACAGAGGAACAGGCCGCGCTCTCCGCCGAGTTTAAGGACAACCTAGCTGATACAACCCAAATATTCGGAACATTGGCGCGTGAGCTACTTGTGGCCGTCCTGCCTACCGTTAACGACTTCCTAGAGGGCTTGACCGATCTGGGGGTTTGGATGCGAGAAAACAAAGGCTTCCTGATAGGATTCTTTGGCGCTATAGGGGCCGCTATTACCGTGGTGGCATTGCCAGCCGTATGGTCCCTGATATCCGCTATGGGCGTCCTATTGGCCACGTTCGCGCCTG